CGGCCGGGCCGAGCGGGCGCCCGGCGGTCAGGACCAAGGGCCGGTAGCGCCCGACCTTGGCATCCTCGGCCGACGCCTTGACCCGGGCGCCGCCCTCGGCGCCGATCTGGTCCGTCGATGGCTGCTGCGCCTTGACCACATAACGCGAATATCGCCCGTCGAGACGGGCCTCGCCGCGGGCCGCCAGCACATTGCGGCCGCGCTCGATCCGCCCGGAGGCGCGGGCCTCGCCCGGGGCGACCAGCACCACCGCGCCGGCCGGATCATCGGTCGCGAGGAGGCCGCGCGAGCGGGCCAACTCCTCGAGCATTTCGCCGACCCGGCGGCCCTGGTCGATAGAGAACACCGGCACGACCTCGCCCGGGGCCGACAATAGCCGGACCTTGAGCCCGAAGGGCGCGGCGAGCTCGGCGGCGATCTTGTCGACGGTCAGGCCGGACCACTGGCCCGGGCTCGCCTCGGAGCAGCAATCGACAAGGTCCGCCGTGCGCGTGCGCCCGGAAACCTCGATTTCATGCGATGCGCCGCCATAGCTCGAGGCGACCCGGTCGACCCACCCGGTAATTGCGAGCTGGCCCGCGACCCGGACCTCGACGCTATCGCCCGGCCTGATCGGCCAAGGCTTGTCGGCGACCGTGAGCGCGAAGCTGCCGGCGAGCCGGTCGACCCCGCGCTCGATCCGCACCTGTTTCCACCCGGTGTAGCGCCGGCCGTTGGCGCGGACCTCGATTGTCATTGTCTCGCTTTCATGGCGCCAGCCCCTCGAGCGCGCGGCCCACGGGCGCAAAGCCCGGGTGCGCGATTGCGTTGCGCGCCGCGAGCTCGCCCGACCGCGTTGCGTCGCCATAGACCCGCCACGCCGTGACGAGGAGCGGCTCGCCGGGCCGCGCGGCGATCTCGACCAAGGGCGCGAGCGTCGCCGCCCGCCTGGTCAGGTCGCCAACAACCTCGGCCCGGAGCTCGCGCAGCGCGAGCCAGAGCAGGTCGTCGCCGCGGTCGCCGGCCTCGACGAGCTCGCGCTCGAGCGCCGAGGCCACGCGGTCGCGCAGCGCCACCGCGTCGTTGTAGCTGGCCGGCTCGGCGCTGGCCGCCGCCTTCGCCGCCTCGGCGACGAGCGCCGCGCGGGCATGGCGCCGCACCGCCGCGACGTTGTCGACCGCCGGCGTTGTGTCGGTCGGCGCGCCAAGCGCCACCGCCGCCTCGAGCGCCGCGTCGAGCTGGCCGGCCGGGCTCGCGCCCGCGGCCGTGAGCCCGGAGGCAAGCCCGGAGATCCGCGCGGCGAGCTCGGCCACGTCGGCCAAGCCGGCGGCGCCGGTCGCCCGGATCGTCGCCGCCGTCGCCTGGAAAGCGCCGAGGCCGACCGGGCCGACCGGATAGGAGGCGGCGACCACCTCGAGCCCGGAGACCACGCCGCCAACCGCCGCGAAGGTTTCGTCGACCACGACCGAGGAGCGCGCCAGCACCGCGAGCCCGGCGGCGAGCGAGGCCGCCGAGGCCGACACGACCTCGAGCGCCGAGGCGTCGACGCGCGCGCGGCCGTCGAGCGCGGCGCTCGGCTCGACCGGCTGGCCGGCCGGCAGGAACGTGGCCGAGAACTCGGCATAGCCGCCGGCGGTCTTGGACCGGCGATAAGTGAAACTGGCGCAGATCGCCGAGACCTCGCCCCGGAGCGGAAGCGAGAGGCGCCCCGCGCCGGGCGCCTCGCATGCCGCGGCCAGATCGGCCAGCGCGAGGTCGTAGTCCGGGCCGATCAGATAGCCCTCGACCCGGACCTCGCGGCCGCGCCGGCCGATATCCTCGCGCCACACCTCCTCGCTGGCGGCGAACTCGTGGGTGGCAACCCGGCGGCCGAGCGACTCGCCCTCGGACGCGACCCGGAACGCAACCCCGCGAAACGAGGCCGACAGCAATCTGTTGCGCCACGTCACGGTGCAAACCCTCCGGCCTGGCTCGGCCCGACCTCGAGGTCGGTTTCGATCCCGTCGCCCTCTTGCGCCAAGAAAGCGCGGATGCGGTCGTCCTCGACCCGGATTCGGACCTCGGCCGGAGCGCGCCGGAACGCGCCGGGCGGCGCCGCGCCGCGGCCGCCAAACGCCGGAATCGCGACCGGCGCCGCGGCGCCGCCGCCGGTGATGAAGTCTGGCAAAATCCCATCGAACAGCCCGACGAAACCGCGCCCGATCGACCGGGCAATGCGCCGGCCGATCTCGGACAGGTCAATGCCAAGCGCCCACGCGAACAACCCGTCGATAGCCTCGGCCATAATGGTCACGATGTTGAACTCGCGGAGGATCGCCACCACGCCCTCGAGAAAGCCGCTACGGAACGCCTCGCGCACCCGCTCGAACTTGGCCTCGAACCACTCGCCGATCTTCGACCAGTTGGCGGCGATCACAGCGAAGGCGGCGACGAAGGCCGCGCCGACCAAACCGATGGACCCGACAATCGGCGCGATCACCGCGGCGAGCCCGGCAAACGCGGCGACCAGCGGTGCGAGCACCACCACCGCCAGCGCGATCAGGACCGCCTTGGCCGGGCCGCCGACCATGTCGACCAGCGGACCGAGGTTGTCGCGCGCCCATTTGAACGCGGCGCCGATCTCGCGCGCCACCACCGCGACCTGGTCGGCCGTCGGAATCAGGTCGGCGATGGATTTCGCAAGGCCCTCGATCATCGGCCGGCCGTCCTTGCCGGCCTTGGTCAGGCTGTCGAAAAGCGCGGTCAGTTTCGGATTGACCGCCGAGCCGATCACGTTGGCGACCCCTTGAAGCATGCGCTTGAAGTTGGTCCAAGCATCGACCGCCGCCTCGGCGTCCTCGGCCTGGGCGTTGGTCAGGATGCCGAGCTCGCGCGCCTCCTCGCGGAGCGCCGCAATCCCCGCCTTGCCTTCCAGCGCCAAGTTGATAAAGGCCGCGCCCGACCGGCCAAAGGCCGCCGTCGCCAGCTCGACCCGGCGCGCCGGGTCCTCGGTCGCGGCGATCTGGCGCAAGATGACGAGGATTGCCTCCTCGGTCGTTTTCGCGCCCTCGAGGAGCGCCCGGGTCTGCGGCCCGGCCTTTTTCAGGACGGAGAACAGCTCGCCGGTTTTGCTCTTGAGCTGACCAAGCCGGGTCACGAAACCCCGCAACCCGACGTTGAAATTCTCTTGCGAGACGCCGCTCCGGTCGGCGGCGAACTGGAGCTCCTGGAACGCCTCGGCCGTAAGGCCGAGGGCGCGGGCCGCCTTGGCGACCTGATCGCCGCGCCCGGTGACAGATCGCCAGAGCCCGAACACCGCCGCCGCCGCCGCCGCCGCCGCACCGGCAACGCCGAGCATAACCGTGCGCATCCGGCGCAGCGACCGGCCGACGCCGCGGGCCAGAGCCGAGGTCCGCAGCGCGTTATTTAGCCGCCGCACCTTGGCGAAGGCGGCCCGGGCGCCGTCGGCGAGCGGGCCGCGTAAGACTTTGGCGACGCGGCGAAACGGCGCGGTCGCCTTGTCGACCGCCTTGAGGATGATCGCCAGCGAAAAGTTACGGCCTCGCGCCATGTCTGGAATCCTCTTTCAACCGCTCGTCGGCGAGCTCGGCCCAAAACCGGAGCTCGTCGCCGTCCATTTCGTTGAGCGCGGCCGGGGCGACATAGAACGGCGCCCCGGCCAACAGCTTTACGGCCTCTCGCCCGTTGGGCGGAAACTGCTGTAAAACCCCACCACGAGGCTCGCCACTTCGGCCGCGTCCTCGCCGTCGAGCTCGTCGATAACCGAGGTCGACACGCCCGCAAGGCGAGAGGTCAGGGTTATCAGATCGTCGCCCTTCACGTCGGCGTGAAAGCCCCCGTCCGCGTCACCGCCGAGGCGAAGCGTGATCCCGCGAACATCCTTGAACTTGACGCGGCGGAATTTGAGCTCGGTGATGGTCTCGCCGCCGTGCTCAATCGGGAACTTGAGAGTGTGCGTGTGCCGGTCTTCCATGCCCTAGACCTCCTGGGCCGAGACGCCCTCGAGGCGAAACTGAATTTCGCCCTCGGCCGTCGTCACGTTGCCGTCGCCCGCATACCACGCCTCGCGGAGCACGATGGTTTTGCCGTTGGCGAGCGCGAGGGTCGCGGTCGCGCCGCCCTCCTCGCCGAGGCGCAGCACCTTGGCGAGGTCCAAGGTCCCGCGGTCGGTAATGGCGCCCTCGATAAAGGGGACCTGCGGGTTCGACTTGAAGCCATGCACCCCGTCGGAGCCCACCACGGCCTCGCGCTTGTCGGCGCCGAGGTTGTAGGTGAACTCTCCCTTGGCGTCGTAAATCTCGCCGTCCACCGCGAGCTCGAGGCGGCCGCCGATCAGATTCGGATTCGTCATTTTTCAGCACTCCCTCAGAGGACAAAGCCAATCTGCGCCGCGCCGACGCGGAACTGATTGACGAGGTTGGGCGGCAGGAACCAGTCGAGCCGGTTGGGGTCGGTCGGGTTGAGCTCGACGATCAGCTCGGCCTTGAACTGGTCGAGGTCCTCGACGAGGCCGAGCTCCTGCCAGACCTGGAACCGGGCCACCGCCTCGGCGCGCCCGATCTTCGGCGTGATGATCGCCTGCCCGCGCCCCGGGCGCACCGTGTCGCCGGCGAGCTTGTGGCGGGGATATTTCCGCAAGATGTAGTTGCGGAAATCGAACCGGAGATAGCCGAGGGTCAGCGGCGTGTTGACGTCGAGATAGGCGATATCCGGCGCCCCGGCGGCGTTGGTCTGGTAGGTCGTGATTGCGCGTTGCACCCGGACCAGCCCGCCGGCGTCAACCGTGAAGGTCGAGATGCCGTCGAACAGAAGCAAGTTGTTCTCGGCCTGGGTGAAGCGGTCGAGCTGGGCCGGGGCCAACAACCCCTTGAGCTCGAGGGTCTGGAACGGCCGCGCCGGGTCGAGCTC